TTTGTAATTTTTCTTCAAGAAATTTTCCTTGTTCTATTGTTCTAGATACTTGTTGCCAATCACCTTTAGATTTACCACCTATGCAGTAATCTAATATGTTCTTATTCTGTTCTAAATAGTCTTGAGGTAGCATATCATGAATAAAATAATAGTAAATGGCTTTTGGTATAATAAGCTTAGACTTGTTCTTATGTAACATTAAGTTGTGGAAGTCAAATCTACCCTTGAGCTTAGTTGGAGCACAGTAGAACTTATCCCTATCCACTTTAAATAGATAGTGAGGATTCTTTTGTTTCAACGTTCTAAACTCTTCTATAGATACTTCCTTATAATTATTTAATGCTATATAATTATTTACATCACCAAGTATTATCTTCTGATACTCATCATGCTCAAGTTGTAAGTTTGTTATATCTTCCCACTTATCACATATTTCAATATACTTATCTTTCTGATTTCTAGGTATTCTAATTTCTATACCATCTGTGTTTTGTAATAATGATATTGCCTCTGGAATCTCTTCCATTACCATTTCATACAGCATCATCAATGTCAACTGACCGTTTACTGTAATTCTCATACAGAGCTCAGGATCATAAAAGAAGCTGTTTATATCATTACTTAAACCGAATGTAGAGTTAAGTATAATCTTATAAACATAGTTCATAGGATTACTCTTAGGTATCTTCTTTCTCTCAGTAAAGAACCATTCATATTGATCACAGAATTCATCTGCGGGGAAGTGTCCTGGTGACCATCTATTCTTAATTACAAGATTAGGATAGAATGATGTTACATCTGATGACATAATTATATGATCATCATCAGATTCATAAACACCTGGCTGACGTGCACCGTGTGCACCACCTAAACCAAAGTAAGTTGTTACACCTTTATAATTTACATTATATTTAAATCCACGTCTTGAGTTTAATGGATCTAACTCAACATGTTTAAACCTATCTAATAAAACATTAAACTCTGGAGATTTAAAATTAATATAAGGCAAAATTATTTTTTTAAACTTTATGGTCTCCCTGTAAGTTCTCATCTTTTTTAATTCACCTTTTGGTATATGTAACAAGTTTGATAAGTAATATCCAAATAATTCTTTACTTATCCTAGGTTCTGATGCACTGAACAAATTAACACCATATTCTTTACTAAGTGTTTTACGTAAGCCAAGCAAAGACTTAGATCTATTAAATATTTCTTTTGTTGACTCAACGTCATTAATACAATATTCAATGATAGTATCTAATTGTTCTTGTGTTTCTATTTTAGTTTCATGTGATATAGGCATATCTAATATATTTTGCCAATCCATACTGTATTGAATCCACTTCAAGCTTGAACGCTTAGCAGGATTATCCCAGTGATGCATTTTAAATATATCTATCTGACCTATAATCATCTTCCACATAGGATATTCAGAGAACTTCTTATTATTTGAATTAGTAATTGTTTTCTGTGCATATCTATATATAGCCCTAGCTACTTCATCAGCTGAACCTTCAGCCCAATCCTGATAGTTATCAATTATATAGTGAGTAACCTGTGCATCAAAGGCTAAGCCATTGAATGATATATGCCACTCTTTATTATTTACGTTATCTGTAAGAAACTGTATAAATTCATCTCTATCATCTCTGAGTTCATGTATTACAAATACTTTCTGCTCTTCTCCTTTATAATGTTTAAATACAGCTACAAAGCAATTAGACAACGTTTCATAGTCCATTACCCAATGTTTCTTCATATATATTTTGGTTTATATTTATTAGAGCCAAAAAAAGCTCAAATCAATGAGCTTTCTTTTTTTTAGTCAATAAGGATATTACTCAACTCAATACTATTGACCAGGTAATATAATTTTTGATACTTTAGTATCTGCCAATTCTACCTCTGTAAACTGCTTGTAGTCAAATGTATCTGCATTAATTGCAAATATATTAATGAAATCACTAATGTCACTTTTCTCTCCAAGATAGTACTCTGAATAAGTCTGTTGACTTACTCTTTGTTCTTTCATTGTTTTACCGGTTGTCTTATTAGGTACTTTAAGCCTCATTGGTTGACCTTCCTCATTTAGTCTTGGCACCATATGGAATGTAGTTTTACTATTCACTCCTATGCATGCTAGCATACCTGATTGTGGGTCAAACATAGCTTCAATATACGGAGCATCTTTGCTCACGGGAATTAAGTTAAAGCTCTTAGCTCCTCTAAAAGAAGAGTTAACAAGCATCATGTTTTTACCTATACTCATAATTGATTTTTACCCAAAGATAATGAATTTTTGAAGTTATGCAAATCTATTTTCATTGGATATGAATAAAATAGTGTTTCTTTTATATTATCAGGTGGACTACAGACCTCATATACATCTTCAATTAGTTCTAATTCTACATTAAAGAAGTCTGCATACAATTGGTGTATTTCTTCATCTGGTGTTAGAAAAGATTTTACGTATGATGATATCTTACCTTGTCCTCCAAAAAATTCCAATATAGCTATCTTACTACTTACACTAAATGCAGAGTATCTTCCTTCAATAAACTTATCATAATCATGTTTGTATTCTGTCATATCAAATACAATCATCTGTTCATTACCTAGATCATAATGTTCCATTTGATTCTTAAGCAGTGGTAAATGGTCTAGCTGAAACTTAATAAATGATGAATTAAGTTTTGTTTTATAGACACAAATAAATTTATAATCAAGATGGTCATAGATTTCATCCCAGAAACAATATGTTTCAGTTGGGACAAAGTCTATTCCCTTCTTTAATCTTAGTAAAGGATATAGAAATACTTTACTTTTTTGAAAATATTCTGTATACACACCTCTCATACTATAAATTAACCCTTCTTATTAAAAATTCATAGGGTAAACTAAAGTTTTTGTTGTCAAAATGGTATTTTCCGGCTTCTAATGCATTAAATAAATCATTCATCCAGCTAGTCATGGAGTCAATTGATACATTAAATATGTAAATTTGGTCATAACTATCTATTACAATAAATCTAAATCTTATTACATAATCCTTCTTATCATCTGGTAAGTTTTCATATACTAACTTACTGTATACTGCAGCTTGTAACCAGTAATTGTAATATTCTACTGTATCACTAAAGTCACTAACACTTTTAGAAGTTGTCTTTAAATCATATATAGTTACTTCTTTTGTGTCATCATTTATTTCATAGAAATCTATATAACCATGCAATCCAAATTTGTAGTCTTTCAACTCACATTTTAAATATGCTTCTGCATAGTTTGTAATAGGATCTAATTCAAAATCTGACTTTTTCTCTGCTAATGCAGTCTGAACTTCTTCATTACTTTTTAGTAGCTCAACTCTATCTTTGCATTTATTTAATGTATCAAGATCAATAATGTTCTTTATATCATTTTTCATAAACTGCCAATAGTCTGCATTATCTGATGTTCTTATCTTAGCAATCCTTTGCTCATCTTTTTTAAGACTTTGGTAAAGATTAACATCCTTAAGAGAATCAAGTATAACAAAGTCCTCAACGTCCTTAAGGTCTGACTGATCTGTATAGCTAGTCATATTGTATAATACTTTTCTAACGCTATCTGATGGTGTCTTACCTGGTACAATCTTGAACTTTTCTTCTAGTTTATCTGCTTCAAATAGAAGGCAATGTATTACACTGCCCTCCACAAGATGCTTGTCTAACCTAATTTCTTTTTCTTTTAATATATAGTCTTTGTAAAACAAAGATGGTGAAAATAATAGTCTGTTTAAAGATGAGTAGCTAAAGTTAAATGCTTTAGCAAAGAACTCATCTTCTTTCTTTTTATCTATCATAAGTTTAAAAGCCAATATGCAATGAATGAAACTGTAACTGCACCAAATATGTATGCCATTACTTCCAACATTTTATATGTATTATTTAATTGATTAAGGCTTCTGCCTTGACGGTATTTTATATCTTCTTCTGTCATTTTATCTAATTTTTGTTGAAGTTGTTGTATGCGTCTTTTGTTGGGTTCCAATGTTGCATATTTTAATCTATGAATTTCATCAGTTATATTTTTATAATTTTTCTTGCGCAGATATTCTCTGCCATTATTCCCAAAGTGTCCCAGACTCATAATTAAAATGGTAAATCATCAAAGCCATCTGACCCTGTTAGTTCTTCTATTATTTCTTCACCTGACGGTTCTTTAATAATACAATTAGCCATACTATCAGATAATTTTATTGACTCAACATCAATATTAAACGCAGAATCTTCTTTTATTCCAAATCCGTGTTTTACTGTTACATTTTCATGTATAGTTTTTCTGATAGTTTCCCATGCCCATTCTGTAAGCATCTGTTCTTTTATAAGATTTGTAATAAGCTTCTCATAAATAAACAATTGTATGTATTGAGTACTATGAGGTGTTATATCATTCAATCTTTCCCTTAAAGCTTTCACATTGACTGTGTTCCAGTTATTTGCATATCTGATCTCATCATAAGTCATAGTCCATATGTAAGCTACTTTATCAAGACACATTTCTATATTGCAATTAGCTAATAGCTCTACACCCATAGAAATAGCATCATTGTCTTTAGACTGAAGCATTTGCATAGTAGTAACAACTTCTTGTTCTGTTATTATATGGGAATCTTGATTACATATCTTATTAATACATTTGTCTAAAACCAATGTGTTATTTGATATTTCTTTAAACTGCTGTACATGTTCATTTAATAATAATACATCAGTTCCTCCTTTAAGTCTTCTATCTTGATAATCAGTAATACCTTTTTGCCAGTCATCTCTCCAGCTAGCATAATTTGGTGCTCCTGTTCCATGATAGTAACTTGATTGAATTGCAATCATGCAAGTATCTGTTAGCTTATCATGTAGTTCATTAAGCTTTGCTATAAAATCACTACTAGCAAACTTACCTATGTAAGGGTCAAATGATTTTATGAATGCTGATAAATAGCCTTTATCATAATAGTTTTCCCAACTAGTGGTTAGTAAACTTTCAATAAGCTTATTAGATACAATAGAGTAATTAGCCTTCTTTGGATCTCTAACTACCTTAACATCATACTTTTCTTTTAATGTATCTAGTTTCATTCTAGGTAAAGAAAGTTTTGGATATCTATATAATTTAGCACCCTGTATTTCAATCATGTCTGGTTCAGTAGCAATATCAAGCTTAACTAAATTAGTTGTAGGATCATTCCATCCTATTCTTATACCAACATGGTACCCCATATTAGAAACCTTACCGGTTATTTGGGGGTTTGTGTTTTCTTGTCCTATTCCTAGGACTAGTTTATATGCTTTATTCATTTTCTTTTATTTTTAAATATTCACGATACTCAGGTTTAACTTCAACCTTAAAAACATATAGATCTCTATTATGAATCTGTATATTTTTTCTTACTATAGGCTCCAAGTATCTAAATCCTCTTGAAGTTAATAAATTTTTGTCTCTTAGCCAAATAATCATATTCTCTGCGCTGCAGTCATCATACGTTTCAATATTAGCATTTTTATACCAATATTTCAAGTCTTTGTTTCTTCTTTCATAGTACATTTCACTGCTACAATCTTGTGCAAGTTGCCATAAAAGATGATGATTTTTATTAGGATGTATAGTTGGTAATATTTTAAATGCCAATGCCCTATCATCATGGCCAGCTTTAATCTGAGACTTTATCATGTTAAGTAGATCAAGTGTCAAGACTTGCCTTGTTGCAGACTCATTTACTACTGTGTCAACGCTTATAACAGGGAGGTTTTGTACCTCTATCATATAGGATAGATTTAATGCAGCTCCTGTGAAGTAATCCATTTCATAAATACTATCATATGCATCCTGAGGCCAAGACCAAGAACCTCCATAATCATGCTCATCTTTGCTTTGCTGATAAAGAAGACTTTTTCCTTTGCTTGCAAGATGATATGCATGATAATTCCATAAATGTGCTAATAATGTTTTGGTATTTATATTATTACTATTTTCATAATCATCACTGATATTTGTATGTGATATTACTGCATCTGCTTCACTTATATCTGTAGTAAGTCTTATATTGTGCTCTTTCAGAGCTTCTTTAATTCTATCTTGACTTATACCACAATTTGGAAGTAAGAATACTTTATTATATCCTTGACCAACAAGTGTTGTATGTGTTGGTTCAGTCAATGTTTGTATTATTTCTTCTTTCTTTGTAGGATCTTGTGCTAAATATACAGGTAAAAGGCCACCATATGCAGACACGTAGTGTAATTCACTCGTGTCTGCTAAGTTGTGATGGTCTAATACATCCGGACTCACGTCTGTAAAAATGTATTTGCTCATAATTATTTCATTGTCATCTTTATTATTTCAGGCTTCATCATAAGCTTACTAAACTTTTGCTTATTACCACTGTAGATTGTTCTTACAATTAGATATTTTAAATCATTTGTAAAGTAATCTTTAGTACATAATGCTTCAAGTCTATCAGTAATCTTTTGTGTAACTGTCTTTTCTTTAGAATATACTACTGCATAGTTAGCCAGTCTTGTTGCTAATGTTGATGCAATATCAGCACGATATGCATCTCCACTTCCAATACATCCTTTTAACTCACCAAGAATGTAATCTTGATTATCATGAGTCAATAAATCCATTGGTGTTACCAGTTTATCTAACTTATTATTAATATATGTAGTAAACATTGATGAAAATGCGTCTCCAACACTACCTTCACCAATTAATTGTATCAATGATAAATTCTTTTCAAATGAATCAAAGCTTGATATTGAATTAAAGAATGTAGTAATTGATCTTGAATTGGTTTCTTGTGTTACAAGTTCTGGGTGTAGAAGTAGAAAGTTAATACATCTTGTATCTATCCCTGCTTCTTCTGCCCATCTAGCCCATACGTTTACATCATACTTAAGATTAGCTGTGATATATCTAGTCTTTTGTGCTGAATCAACACTATTAACCATATAGTCTCCATTATCTGGATTAGCTGTTAACATAATATGCCAGTCTTCTGGTAATGTCCATGATATATATTGCTGTCTGTCAATCAACTCCATTACAGCTTGTATAAATCTCATATCTGCACGGTTCCAATCATCAAGTAATAGTATACCACCTTTCTTTTTGTCTGCAATCCACTCAGGTGGACAATAAGACATTCTGTTTTTACCAGTCATTTTGTATCCTTGTTTTAGATACTCCTGTACAGCAAGTTCATCTACCCAAGATCCTAATTTCTTTGTTACAGTATTTGTAGTATTTAGATTAGCAAGACTAGAGCCTCCTGCTCTTTGTGCTGCTGTTACCATCTGCATCTCTTCATTAGTTCTCTTTACGGGTATTTGTTTTTCTATATACATTTGAAATTGACGCACTGGAAATCCTACAAGGTCACCAATTTCTTCTATCTGTGATAGATTAAGCTTTACAAAATCTAAATCATTTTCTTTTGCTAAGTCAATTACTGCTGAGGTTTTACCAATACCTGATTCACCAAGTATTTCTACAGATACAGGATTCTTACCTTTCTCTTTGAGATATCTATTGTTTGCAATAATATGATTTACAAACCCTTTTAATTCATCTATGTTTAAATTTACTTCTGCCATTTTATTTTAATTTAATTGTATTTTTAATCCTGGTAACTCTTGATTTATCCTGCATTTACTGCTATGTACCCAAAGTGTATTATTTGGACATTTTTCAGGAGCATAAGCTTCACCATCTGTTAAGTATATAAGTGCTGTATATGCACGTTTCTCATTATAGTGGTCAATCACTGGTTGGAAGCTTGTCCCGCCTCTACCTTTGATTCCCCAATCTTTTTTAGGATTGAAATCCTCAATTGATGTTATTTGTGTGTCACACTGAACTACTGTAATTTTATGTCCAGTCTTGTGCATGTGATGAATTTCATTCATAAACTCTATCAACTCATCAGTTGATACTGAACCAGATGTATCTACACCAACGCAAACATGATTTTTAGTTTTAATCTTTAGCCCCGGGCTATCATTATATCTTTTATTATGTTTACGCCTGAGTTTCTTAGTATATATAACACTTGAGTTACCAACAAATCTTTTTAGATATGCTTTCCAATTAAATTTTGGTGGTTCAATGTTAAGTAGCCTGCGTATAAGCTCAGCCAACTCACCAGGTATGTTACCTCTTCTCTTTTGTGTTTGTTCAGCTACATCTTTTATTTGATGCTCTACTTGTTTCTGAATTAATTTCTTTTCTGACTCAGGTAGATTATCAAACTCATCCCATGTTCCATGGCAATACTGTGAAGTACCATCCATTTTACCTAATAAATCATCTAGAGACGGAGATGTCCCATCATCTTTGGCCTGAGAAAGTAAATCATAATATACTTTTGTACCTGCTTTCTTAGGTAATTTGAGTTCAGGGAAAGAATCTAACGTTAATCCTCCTTCAGGTAAACACTTAGTCTGTATATACTGATTGATCTCAAGATCTGCAGCAACATTAAATAATTGTTTATCAGCATATAAATCCCTAACCATTAAGTGTCCAAATGAGATATGTAATATTTCGTGCTTAAGTAATCCTTTTCTTGTATCATCAACTAATGATGCAAAGAAATCAGGATTAATTGTAAGCTGTATTCCTATACCATTTTGCATAACACCTGCTGTTGGTATATCTTTTCTATATGTTTTATTCAAACCAATAATAAAGAGCCCGTAAAAGGGCTCCTCAAGTATTAGTGTTTTAACTGCTTTAGATAATTGATCTTTTACCATTTTAATTCAATATTTATTTTATCAATAAAATCAAATGTCTTTATATTTGTTATACTACTAGATATGTCAGTACCTAATAAGTATGTAAATATTTTTTGTACATTTTCTTTATCACCAGTATATGGTCTATTATCCATGTTGACCCTTACTGTATTATAAAGTTCTTTATATGTAAGCTCTTGTGCATCAGGCCAATCAACTCTTGGGAATGCTTTCATAAAGTCCTTACGCTTTTCTCCAATTATTTGTTTAGCAAATAATAACATATAAATAGGTTTAACTTTAAGATTATTTATATTAGATATTGCTATATCAAAGTCTTCACTACTGCTTTTTAACTGTAATAGTGTATTTATAAAGTCTTCTATTTTCATATCATTAAGTACTCTGTGATTTATATCTTCCATTAGTCATTTATTTTTAGTGCTTTTTTCATCCAATCTGGTCTCTTGTTTAACATTATACAAGTCAACCATTCTTTTGCAGATGGTATATAACCATTGCAATCTTCTTTAACATGTTGTTCTCCAACATATCTTGTGTATATTGTTTTACCACTTGAATTAGTAAAACTTATTCCAAATATTCTTTCAGCTTCAAAGATTCCTTCAGAGTGATGACGGAACATACGATGATTGGAGTGACCCAGCCATTTTTTGGTATCATCAAACCAATCATGTATTGGTTGATAATCTTCTATGCTTCCGCCCCACTTCCTACAAGAGCTTTTGCTGTGTAGTAATGGGTGTGCCATATTATATATTTAAATTAGCAAATATTAGCTGGGGAGAAATATAGATAGGTAATCAAAGAAGGTTTTAATCATCATATGTTCCTTTTAATTGTCCCATCCTTGCATACTTTATCCTTTCAGGTATAACTTTGGTAAAGTTGCATGTATCACAACAAAATCCTTGTTGTTTTATAGGGTATGGATTGTGACCCATACCATTGAACGGTGTACCACATAAGATACACTTATTTTTAATTACTGCCATTTATATAAATACACTAGAACCTTCAGCACAGTACTCCTCTATAGTTCTTTGGTTGTAATCTAATGACCAACTGGCTTTTACAGTATCTATATACATAACACCATAGCCACCTTCATTGTTAACCCAATCACCATATTTACATGCTTCTTCATCAACAAAATCAAAGAATAAATCTCTTATTTTATTTTCTAATTCATGGGGATTATCTATTTGGTGGCTACCTGACCATGAAGCATTACTGTTCATGTCTATATACTCTATATCATCTATATCACCACTATCACCGGATCCTGAGAAGTTAATTTGTATTTGTCTTACTCCTTTGTCCTTTAGTGCTAGCAGTAGAGACGTCTTTTCTATGAGGTCTTTTTCTTGATTCTTTATTTTGTTCCACATTGCTTTCTTCTTTTAAAATTTCTATAAATACTCCAGGATTGACTTTGTCATATCTGTATTCAAAAAATACAGGTAAGATATTATTCATATCATCATCTTCAATCCATCCATGCTTAACCATATCATCCTGTATTGTTTGTGCAGGATTTATATAGTCAAACTTGTGTCTGGTACCTCTAATAAAAGTGAATGCAATTCTGACAGGAAGTTTATGTTTCTTTAGTTCCTCTGCAAAGATAGGCCCATAAGATTCAAAGTACTTTTTTGTTTTTTTTCTATAATTCATTGTTGTTTTACTTGCAATGAAGTATTTTCCTGTCCATCTTCTTCCATTCTTACTACTAGGTACATTACCAGGTATAAACCATTTCATATTTATTGTTTTAAAGTTTGTATGAGAAGATTTTTAAGGGAAGTATTTATTGTTTGAGCAGTGTGTTGCTTTACAGCATCTGAAATATCTTTACAATTATTCAGTGTACAGCCATCTAAGTTATACATCTCTTTATATTTCTGTATAGCTTTCTTGCCTGCTTCATCATTATCAAACAATGTTATTACTTTCTTGTATTTCTTCTTTAAATTTTCAACAATATAAGGTTTTATTATGGTATTCTCACTGTCAGGTGCAATAACTTCTAGCTTATAACCAAAGCTCTTGAGGCACATTGCATCTTTAAGTGATGAACAAATAACTAAATAAGGCTGAGTGTACTCTAATTGATCATATCCTTGTAGATATGACTTTACCTTATGAAATTTGTGTTTCTTAGATAACGGTTGATATATCTTATATACACTACCTTCTTTATCAAAGTAACCATACATATATCTTCCTTCTATTTTGAGAGATGTGACTTTACCATCCTCATCTTTCACCATATTATAGTATTCTATAGGTCTAACGTTATACATAGACAATAAACTACTACCAATATTATATGCTAGCCAATACGCCGCATCATGATCAGACCATACTCTTTCTTTAACAAAGTCTATTTCCCATTTAGCCGCAACTTTAAATTTTGTACTATTAAAGTCATCTGTTTTAGCATACTTATTATAATCCTCTACTATCCTACTGACGGCTTTTGAATAATCTATGTCAAATAAATCTCTAACAAGATCTATTTTACTGCCGTACTTACCTGTTGAAAAATCTTTATACTTGTACTGCATTATAGATTTGTCTACAAAGATACACATAGATGCAGTTCTCTCAGATGGATTAAAGATAGATTTAATCTTTATATCTTGACCCGTGAGTTTTTCAGGTAATTGTAAGTAATGTTGGAATACCCAATAACTGGGTACATTTGATTCACTTGATACTAAATTCTTTGTATTAAACATCCTTGACTTAATATTTAAATCAAAGAGGTGGAAGTCAACCACGAAAACCACCCCTTATCATTAATTAATACTTATAAATCAAAGTCATCTCCAGCATTCACAGTTGTTGCTGGTTCAAAGTTTGTATTAGTATTTGATCCCTCTTTCTTTTGAATTTTTCTAACATGCTCATTTTCATTAAATGTTAGAAGTCTAGAGTTTTCTTTGTTTACTGCTTCTAGAGGTATACCATCTTTTGACATACGTGGTAAGAACAAGTCAAGATTGATATATCCATCTTTATTTTCCCATTCTCTACCACCAATACATGCATTAAAGAATTCACTGTTAGAGAATAATTTATTACACTCTACCATAAAGTCTTCAATAGTATTTGCCTCTATCTTATCTAAGGCATCTCTCTTGTTTAACACTTCACTTAAAAATATCATACCTTTCAGTACTTCATTATCTCTCTTGATTTCAATACCGCTTGGTAGTGTAGTATCCTTGTATGGATACGGAGAGAATCTAATTCTACCTACTTGTCCTTCATATCTTGGACCATTAGGATTAGCTACATCTTTAAGAAAGCCCTGGAAGTCTGTTCCTTCAGGCTCACCTTCTACATGCAATATAATATTATATGCATCTGCATCATATGGTGTTACATCAAATGTAATAGTGTTTATTCTAATTACACTGTTACCTGTTCCCATAACTGGTTTAATTCTGCCATTACCGGCAGACATGTCTTTTGTACTTAACATACTTTTAAAATTTAATTAATTAATTATTATACTTATCTATGCATTCATTTACGTATGCAAGATCATTTGGAATGAATGTATCTTCAAACATTCCCATTGGAGACTTACATGTATTCTCTCCATTGTTCTGGGTATCAAACCCATAATGGTAAACTCCTTTATCATCTTTAACTACTTTTCCAAATAGTACAATACTAAAGAGGCCTTCAAGAGTTAATGCATTATCTATCATTTTACCTACAGTTTTTGCTTTTACTCTACGATTACCATTAATATCAGTTGAATCTTCTGAATGAGTTAAGAAGTATATAACAAGGTCTTCCCTCATATCTTTAGGCATCTTTGCAACTTGTGCAAGGTTTGCCGCTATTTGAGTGAATTTATCATAGCCTTTCTCATTTGCTCTATCAAAGTATTCAAAGGAACTCATATATTGCCAGTCATCAACAACTAATGTTTTGATGTGTGGCATGTTGTCATTTACATGCTTCATTGCTTTGCTGATACCAGCAGCAGATGAAACAGCTACAAGATTACCCTTAGGGTTATCTTTATTCATTGTAATATACTTGCTCTTCCACCCTTTAAAAGGTAAAGGTTTATTAGCAATGTTGATTATAACAGTTGATTTAGGATCTAGGTGTCTCATACTTGTAGACTTACCTGTACCTGAATCAGCAATAATTAAAATAGATTGTGCCATTTAGTTCATTTTGTTTAATATGTGATACATTGTTTTATTTATAGCTTGTAAAGAAGCATTTATTTCTCCAAGCACATCTTTAACAGTAGGTTGTTTTTTATTATCAGGGTCTGCTAAGTTAGCAAAGTCTTCTATAACTTTAGCTACATTGTCTGTAATATCTCTTACTACTCTTAATTCACTGACTGGTATTAAATGTCTTTGGTATCCTGACTTACTTTCTACAAGTTCATATTCCTGACGCCAATGGGCGTTGTGTTTATGTAAATATAGAGTTCTTTTTGGATCTTCTGATTCATAATCAATACTAACAAATTCAGTGTACACGTCTTCATCTTTCTCTAATTCACTAGGAAAGAAGCTGACATGCAATTCATCCTTACCAGGTGGCCTGTAAGCCATCTTAGGTATATATAGAGCATCAATTAAATTACTATCATCAAACCATTTCTGGTGTGTGTTACGTAGTATTTTAACTTTTGCTTTTCTTTCATCTGGTGACATATAACTTTTATTTTTTGTACTTATCATATAATTATTTTAAAAACGTGCAACTGACAGCTAGGGAGAAATATAAATAGGAACCGAAAGGGTTCTATCATCTTCTCTGTTGCTGCTCAGGAGTTTTCATTTCAGCTATCTCCATTTGCTCAAATTTAGCTTTGAAGAAGCTCATTCTTGCATCACCGTTTCTAGCTTTAAGAAAGTGTAATACAAGTGTTCTATCATCTTCTATGATATATCTATCTGGACCATAGAATCTAATCTTTTGTTTTGCTGGTCTATTAATACCAATTAAAGTATCAGCATGTTGTAACATTGCATCTGAACCAAATATATCTGACTCAAGTACATAGTTACCATACTTACCATCAACAGCCCTATCAGGGTTATCAATGTTTCTATTTAATTGTGATATAACCACAAACAGACATGGATATTCACGCTTTGTTTGTGTAAAGAATTCTCCTAACTCAAATAGCATATCTAAACTACTATTTTGATAGGGTGCTCTTTTAACAAGCATGGTATGATCCAATGTTATTATAGTCTTTGCACCTTTATGTAAGTTCATATACATATCTATTTGATCACGCATTTGATTTACAGTCATAGGTTTACTTACTATATCTACTGGGTGCTTGACCCTTTCTTTAGCATAAGAATGACATTTATTTAGAATATCTGTTTTTAGTTTACTTCCTGCACTACATAATTCTTTATATGTTTTACCGGTTATAGATGAGAACTCTCTAATTGCTGAGGTTCTACCTACCATCTCAAACTGAAATTCTAAAACTCTAAAGTCATCTGCAGGATTAAGAATAAAGGCTTCTCTTACTATTTGATCCTTGATAAGTGTTTTACCTGAACCAGGTCTACCACCTATTACTGTAAGAGTATTCCATTCTAGTCCATCAGTTGTAGCATCATTAAACTTAGGCCAAGGAGTATATATAGACTTTTCCTCACCGGTTTGTCTACGGTACATATACTTAAGTGCTTCATTAAAGGCAGCGTATTGCCCTACCCAAGCTTCTTCTTTTTTAGCCATTGTTTATTATATATATTATGTTTTCTATATTGTCAATACTATCATTACATGATTTCTCATCAGGAACCCAAGTCCCATCTCTTAGCATTTGTAAATCTTCAAGCACAAGATTTAATTTATTTAATACTTCCGTTACTTCTATTCCTGTCATACTACTTTTTCTTTAAAGTGTTTATCTTCAGTGTCCGTACCTTCTTTTATTAAATCACAATAATCTGCTAAGGCAGAATGCTTAACTTTATGTTTATCTTGTTTACTAACAAAGTACTGACTGGTCATCATATATTGATAATCTTGATCTCTGTATTCATTTACATACATTCTTGTAGCTTTTATAATATCAGCCCATGTATGGTCATAAGTTTCAAAGAACCATCTAAAAGAACTTCCTAATGCTTTTACATTCTGTCTAGCAGGTTTGCCGCTAGGTAGTTTTTTAGCAGGAAAGATTTCTCTGTAGTGATTTATCTTTTCAACAAAGTCCTTACCCATAAGTTGGATGTCAGTCCTTTTTTTAGCTTTTATAAAATAATTATCTAATTTTGTACATAGAAGTTTAGCTTCTGGTGACAGTTCATATATTTCATCAGGTGCTTTTATAAGCCATCCATTTGATTCAAGTATGTGTTTATCTAACTCACTTGTATAAGGAAGAGCTACTTTTTGCTTCATTGCAAATAAAATAAGAGCCTGATTAGGTGTTAGCTTTTCAGCTAATATCTTTTGAAATATTTCCCACATGTTTTGGTTTTAAAGTTTATAAAGATACGAAATGCTTACCACTTAATCAAGTCTTTCCCTTGCCAAGATAGGTATTCATTTATACGATTGAATACGTTTTGATGATCCCATACGCCTCCTTTACGATAGGCCGCACTGGCTGGATGAGATACTTCTATTTTATGTGCAAACGGAAATAACCCTAACCATTCTTGTGCTTTTTTACCAAGACCTACGACACATACATGAGGGTGCAGATTGCTAATCTCTGTAAGAATAGCAGTTGTGAATGGTTTCCACATTTCATAATGTGACCCAATCTTTTTAACCTCTACAGTCATTGCAGTGTTTAATAGCAGGACGCCTTGTTCTGCCCATCTCTTTAAATCTGGGTTAGCATCTGGTGTCTCAAGTGCTTTAAATATATAACGTAAACTGGCTTCGGGCTTACCCTTCTTACTACAGCTAAATGCTATTCCATCAGCAACGTCTGGTTGTGGATAGGGATCTTGTCCTATCATTACAACCTTTAGTTGATTAACCGGGCAATGTAGGAATGCATTATAAACATCACTATACCTTGGAGTAAATCTTACTCCTGATTCATTAGCTGACTTTAAAGTTTTTACGACATTGTAGTGGTCAACTGAATCAAGCCACGGATAAAGAGAGAGTGCCCAATCTGAGCTACTTATTTTTTGTTTGACTTTATTAATTATATATAATATATTTGGTTCTTCCATAATTTTTAAATACTTTTGTTAAATGGCTAAAGAATTAACACCCAAAGAAATAACGGATATCACTATCCATTCTGATTTTATACCTGCATTACAGTCTATAATGTTATACTACATAGATCAGCAGTATCCTAATAAAGCTGATGTAGCAGTAACGCTAGGGAAGTTTAATAAAATGCTGGATGGTAATCTTGGTGAAGAGAAGGTTAACTTAGAATGGTATGAATACCATACTTTTATATTCTACTCTTTACTACAGATTTTGGGTAACAAAGCTAATGAGCAAGGTTTATATCAAGAATCTAATGTTGTAATGAATGAAGAGATCCTTGGTAAGCTTACTAAGTCTATACTTAATAATGATACAGCGAGTCAATCAGAGCTATATCAAGAGTTCTTTAATGATATCCAAGCTCAGCAGGATGATAAGAAATCATCTTAACTGCATACCATTAAAATCTCCCATTTCTACAAGTGCTTGAATAACCAAGTTTAACTCATCTCTGTCACATTCTGCAAAGCTTTTACAATACTCTTGTTTGTCTCTTACGAAACAAAGGCCAGCTTTTCTTTTAGTTTGTAATTTTACTTCTTCAAATGTATATCCAATATATTGAGCAAGTTCTCTGATCATAGCATGTACTCTTGCCAATTGAGCGTTGCTACCTTTATCAGTACTGACTCCAATGAAGATGTCTATTGGGCTTCCGTCAGGTATTTCTTTCAAGAAAGAATTAAATCTTGTCTCCTGTGCCTTATTAGGAAAGTCCAGCTTGCCATCTTTTACAGCAATCCTTGCATGCATATTATTCTTCATGGTTTTCCTTTAGTATTTTTTCTTCAAGTGTCCACAGATCTAAATCAGAGTCTGCTAGTTCTAAGTACGGTTGTATATCCATAGTATGAAATGTACCTTTATTAACATCTTTACATAATGCTAATATCTGTACAACTTCTACTGTTGGTGCACTACCAGGATGTCCAGGGTCACCATTAGAATACGTGTGTATTTCTGGTTCTCCTGGATCAAACCTATAGTGAACGTCTAACCAAAATTTTTCATCAAGTTGTAATGTGTATGTCCTTATCATTTGAATCTTAATATTTCTCCTTCAACAAATATAAACTCTTGACCACAAGCCATACATCTGGCTTCTGTTTCATTTCGTTCCATTGTTGTATTAGAGCAGTTTAAACATGTATTTTCGTTCCATGGTACAAACTCTTCACAAGTCTGCCTGGCTAAATCTTGAATAAATGCGTCATGTGACCCATCATATTCTTTTTCAACCATGTCCATATATATTTCTTTCATTCTTCCCATATTATTAATTTGGATTATAATGTTTGATTTTATTGGTGTCAAAATCTTTTAATGCTTTTTCTACCCATGTCTCATCCTGTGTTCCTTTGTAACACAATATGTGACACATTGCTGATTCATTTGGATTAAGTCTTAATAATCTACCAATTCTTTGTGCTGTCTTACGTTCATTACCATAAGCATGCATTATTATACCCTGTTTTAACCCAGG